TGAGAATCCAAGGATCGTAGTCGAGTGATTCGACGGCGACAGCGATACGACGATCACTCTGCATGAACGTCCGCACGTTCGCCGCTTTACTAGCACTACAGATAATCTCGGCTTTAGTCTGCGCATCCTTCTTCTCCTTTTCTGTTGCGCCGTGACGCAGTAGCTCCACCGCGATCTTCCGTAGCTCGCTCGCGATTACAGATTCGGCAAGGAGTTCGGCATCAGGCTGCCACATCCCCTCACTCCAAACGTACCAAAGCCCCTGTTGGGGAGAGTAACGAAGTTCACTTGCTCGTCTTTCCACAACTCGATCAGCGAGCCACTGCTCGCTGTACATAGGCGCCTCAAGAGTTGCCTCGCGCGGCGGCTCGTTATCAATAACGCCAAAGTCGAGGGTGGCTGTCTCGAACCCGAACCCTCTTGCTTGTTCAGCAATCCAAGACCAGCCGACGGCGAAAGGGCCGCGCATCCGTCTCCAATCTGCTCGCACGGTATCAGGATCGTTTCCGGCGACGCGCTCATTCCCTTTCCAGCGCGATGCCCATTCAGAAAAGATAACATAGGCTTCTGGTTCATTCTCCTCGCCGGCTGCAGCGCGTATCGCATATCCCATCCGCAGATAGCTTTGTCTATCAGGGAATAGATCGTTATCGTTCGGTATCTTCGCTATAGCCTGCTCAAGTAGCTCGATGCTTGGCGCACGCAGTCCAGTCTGGTCTGGTGCCTCGACGCGTGTCAGTGGACGTCCGTTGCCTTCACGCGTGACGCTGCCTGCTCCGAGTTGCTCGATAACAGCCTTGAGTTCAGTCAGGAAGGCATCTGCCGACTCGCGAGTGATCTCTGTCAGCGTCGAGAATTGTGGCGGTTCGTTCCAACGATATGGCTGCAGCGTGCTTGGATGTGTACCGTGCACGAGATATTGCTGCCCTTGCCCGAGTATCTCAACCAGGTGCGTCTCGTCACCGCGCGCGATCCACAGCCGCATACGCGTGAACGGCTCTTTCGTGTGATAGATCAGAAGCCGCTTTGGTGCCTTCCCGAATCGCACCGACGCAGGACCGAGCTTGGCGATTGCCACATCCTCGATAATTTGCGCCAGCTTCTCGTCCATCGTGTCGATGTCGACGGCAGGGAACTTGTCTGCACGCAAGCCGACGTTGGCGCCAGCGATAGCCCACTTCTTGACGTCATCGAGCGTAGGTACGTGTCTGCGCCAGTCGTAGCCATACCAGAGGCCGGACTGCGCACGTAACCCAGGAACCTTGCCGACGTGGGCGGCTGCGATCTTGCTCGATGGCGTCAACTGCGCGCCAGGCGGTATGACCGAGACTAAATCGCGAAATCCTTGTTCAAAAAGTTGCTCGGGAAAAAATTTCTCAGACATAGGTTGCAAGATACGCTCGTGCTTTTGAAAACCAAGTGGCGTGTTCGAGATAAGCCAAGCCTCTATTGCAAGACGCACATAATAACTTCCGCGCGACTCCTGAGTCATGGTTGTGATCGACGTGTAACCGCTTTCGTTTGGGCGGCTTGCCGCACAAGAAACATACTCCGCCCTGCGCAGCGAGCATCTTCTCATATTGCTCTGTGCTGATACCGTACTTACGTCGATACGCAGCATCCCGATTTCCCGCAATATGCTTGTCTCGATTCTTGGTACGATAGTCTTTCAGATAAGCAAGGCGTACCTTGCGATCCTTATGCGGCGACAACTACTGCGCCTCCACCGTCACGACACCAGTCTCAGGATCGACAGTACGCGAGATACGCCCGCCATCCTTCATCGTCGCCAACTCTTTCGGCGTGAACGTCAGCGTTCCACCTTTACGATTCGCGAGAAGCCAAAGCAGCTTCCAGGTTTGTTTGACTTCACTCTCAAGCTCGATGATACGTGCTAGCAACTCCGTCTCTTTGCTGACAATTTCAGCCCGTTCCATATCGGCTCCTTCTAATGCAGGTTTCATCTTCTTCGATTTTCTCCTCTGATCTATGTTGAAGCATTCTGAACACCAATGCTTGCCGTTGATATTTATCATCGACCGCCGCTGGCGGCAGTTATGACACCAATGGATCATTTCTTGTACCGTTTACCGCGCCATCCCTCGGCAGCGACAGGACAACCTGCAGCCCACGCCGGAAGCTCCGACATGATCTTCTCCATCTCTTTCACACTACCGAACCCTTCAGGAACTTCAGCCACGATCTCGTCATGCGAATGCATGATCGGAATATAGCCGGCTGCTTCGAGACGCAACATACCCTCAGCGAGCAGGTCGCGCGCAACAGCCTGTACGATGTTCTCGACGATCAACCCGCCGTACAACCGCTGCGGCCCCCACTTTTTCGTGAGGCTGTTGACGCCAAAGAAGTCAACCCCGCGTTTATAGAACGTCGACTCCTCCTGCACAATGACGCCGTTCTCCACTACTTCAGGAACGTGAATCTTTTGAGTCTTGAGCGTAGGAGACGCATACACCAATGGACGTCCTGATGGCAGCCCAATGTAGAGATACGCGCCCGAGACGATAGCGGTAAGGCGCGCCATGTCACCAAATCTAAAAGGAACGCCAGGATTCTCAACCGCCGCGATGACTGCATTGTTTGCATCCTCCCAAAACTGCGTGACCTTGAAGTGTGTCGAGCGATAGTTCATCACGATATCTTTTGCCTGCTCGAACGTCAGATCAATTTGATAGACATCTTTCCCTTGCGTGACAGCCGCTGCAGGTCCCATCCCGAATCCGCATCCAAGCTCCTGAAACTTTCCAGTGTGACGGTGCGGAAACTTCTGCACCTCGTCTAGCGAGATGTTGTAAATACGCGTCGCGTTGATGCGGTATGGATCAAACTTCGGCTTGTCTTCCTCGGACGCCGCGTCGTACTTACGGAATAGCTCCACCATGTCGTCCTGACCGGCGAGCCAGTTGAGGACGCGCGCTTCGATGGCAGAATAGTCAGACGCGATCAGGTCATGACCAGGAGCCGACGTCAGCATCTGCCGTAGAATCTCCATAATCACGATCACTGGCGCGCCTATCTTCTCGATCTCGACGTACTTTTTCTCTCGTACCAGCTTAATGACTTCGTCGTGATCGAGTTTGATCTCTCCGCCGCGCGGATAGTTCTGCGGCTGCGGACCTTTCCCACTCCAACGTCCTGTACCTGCGCCGTGATATAGGAACATCCCTCGCACACGGTCGTCGGTCATCGAGAAGTCAAGCATCGTCTGCAGCTTCGCGACGCTGCTACGACCAACCTCGTGACGCAGCATCAGCACCGCGCGATCATCGTCAGCAAGCTCGCCAGCCAGCATCTCCTTCATCGCCGGCTTCGCTATCGAGTCGACTTCGAGCCATTCCGCAATCCGCTTCGCCTGCGTCACGCTCTCGACTTCACCCTTCGTAAGCTCGTAAATTTTGTCATCAGCAGCCTCGACCGCCATGTCGACAATCTCCTGTGCCGACAGAATGAGGTGACGATCTATGGCAACACCGCGATCATTAATTCGTTGATCCAGATGGTAAATCTGTTGCTCACGATCAGTAAGCCGACGCAGAACCTTGACCATCGCCTGTTCCGTCCGCACATCCTGCTTGCAGTATTCGCCAAGAGCCTTGAGGTCTTCGGGGTTATCGTTCCACGTCGGTGCCGCACCAGTCTTCTCCATCTCCTTCCTGTTCGTTGGACGCGTCATGCGCAGCATCAGCCGATATCCCTCGCTGTCTTTCTGCTGCAAGACCTTCGTCACCTTCGCCGCCATCTCAAGTGAACGAGGCAGCGACATGGCTGCAGCTTCGGCTGCGGTGTCGATCCATTGATCGAGAGCAACAGGCGGTGCGCCGTAGCGAGGGACCATAATGTAGTCCCACATTAATCGTTCGAACTGTGCGTTCCATGCGCGAATCTTTCCGTCTGCTCTTATGTGTTCGACTACGCGACTCGGTAGTCCTCGCTGCATGAGAATCGCTTCGCCAGGAATTTGCAGCGTAGGAAACCAAAGCTGCGGCTCCTCACCATCAAACGCCCATGCCATCACCCAAATGTCGGTGTCAGGATGCTCAGCGTACGGATACACGCCAGTCTTCTTCAGGTCGACGGTTGCTCTCGTCTCAAAGTCGATACTCAGTGTCTTCATAAAAATAGATCGAGGCGGGACTCGAACCCGCGCGTCCGGCATGCCAGCCAAAGCTTCCCTGCTCGATCTGAAATTTGTTCGTTAGAACGGTAGATCGTCTGCTGGTGCCTGCGACAAGTCCGCAGCTTCGAACTCGTCTTCAGCCGCCTTACGCCCGTCGATGCGCTCACCTTCGCCAACTTTCTGGACGTTGTTCAGCGCGAAGCTGACGCCCTTGTTGCCGGCGTTGTTGTACGCGAAGGCATTCACTGACGCCTTCACCTGCGCACCAGGATAAATCTCGGACTCGATCTTATCGTCGGGGACGATCTTCGCTTTGCCAGTGGTGGAATCGGCATAGCTGTAGACGACGCCAGGCTTCTTCTCCGTGCGGACGTTGATGAAGACTTTGCAGTTCTTATAGTTCTTCGCTTCACAATCGGTGCGAAACGGCGACTTCAATGCGCCGGTCTTCAACATCTGCGCTCCCTTGCCAGGATACGCAGCTTCAGCGGCAGCAACGGCTGCAGCCTGCAGCGCAGCGAACGCTGGAGTCTTTACACCAGCTTCGTCGAAGATAACCGTCATCGAATACTTCGGGTTACCCTTGCCATCGAGTGCTGCTTGCGGTGTCGCGACGTGTGGATACGACGCGGTTCCAGTAGGCGTAATAGCCTGCGTGGATGTGCTCATTTACTCTTTTCCTTTTTGTCTTTGCCCTCGTCATTATCCGAAGTTGCTTCGGGCAGAAGCTCGAACTCGGAGCCTGCAGTCAATGCAGGTCTTGGATCAGATTCAGGAACCAACTTGGTGCCTGCAGATTTTTTGGTGACGAACGAAGCTAACGACTTGAAGCGACGTTTGCCAAGTGCCTTTTCAATTTTCGCCGGTGACTTTAGTTTTGGCGTTTCGTATATCTCGCTCTCTGGCACACCTTCCGTTTGATCGAGGATTGCTTTGGCCGCTGCGTTTTCATTTGTCCATTTACGTTCAGCACGGCGTTCAACAATTTTGAAGCCTGGAATCGGGCGACCCGCTTTTGCTTCCTTCTCGGCGTACTCCTTCACCGCCGCCGACCAGTCATCGAGGATCGGGAGCTTCGTGAGAATTTTGGCAATCTCCTCGCGCGATAAAGCCTCAGGAATCGGAGGCAGCACGATCTCAGGTTCGCTTAGTTCGACTTGCGGCGTAACCTGAACTATGGCCGGCTCTTGTTCTGGAATGACGTCAAACTCGCTCGCCGCTATGTTACGTGTCTCCTCGTACAGCGCAGGACATATAGCCTTTGCAGGACAGAAGCGACAGTGGTTTCCGGTCTTGAGCGGAGCATCAGGCGCAAGAGTAGCTCGCGCAGCTTCAAGCAGTTCGTTTGCGAATACTGCAAGGTCGTCAATGGAAATTTCCTCGCTTCGAATGAAACCTTCAGGATGCTCTTTGCGCGGCTGCACAATAGTCATAACGACGCGCTCGACAGGATACTGCCGGCCATCGAGCGACAGCCACACGCCGAGAGCGTAGTAGCGCGTCTGGACGTTGCCAGTGATCTCCACCGTCACGCCGGCGCCGTACTTTAGATCGTCGATGTAGAGCGTACGCGTAGCGGGATCATAGGCAGCATGATCTGAGGTGCCAAACATTGGCACTGGCGGATTTAGAATATCAAGGGAGAATTTTCGTTCGGTCCAGTAGATGATACCTGGGATCGAACGAACTTTATTGACGTGATCGAGATAGGTTTGGACATGAGCAGCCATATCTTCGGTTGTCTCGATGTCGCTGTACAGAACGCCGCCAATAAAGGCGGAGGCAGGTTTACCAGAATGCAGCGCAGCTTCTGCGAGTTTGTGTGCCGCCGTTCCTTCGCGTGCGGCATAGCTTTCGCCACTGACTGTATAGTCGAAGTCTGGTAGATGCTCGATCAGATTTATGGAGCCTGGGCAAGCCATCCAACGTGCAGCGGTGGAGGCGCCAAGCGAGGAGTGTGCAGACTCCTCAGTCAACAACGGCAACTTCTTTGTCAAAACGTGATCTCGGTGTCCAACTCATTTGAAACCTAGGGCGCTGGCCTGTGAGGGATTCTAACCCCCATCTTCTCCGGAAGGTCTTTCGCGCGCCGTACGCAAGGTCGTCACCTAACGCGCTACTCATGCACTCCGACTGTTTTAACAATTAAACTAACAGGCCCCTAGACCCGTCCACCGCTCCAGCTTGCGCCTTGTAGGCGTGGTATCGACGCCTCGTTCGTCCGGTGGCTAACGTGTCTCTCAACCTAAACTGCCATCAACCGCAAGTCAAGCCGTGAAGTTAAAGACTCGATCCGCAATACGACGAGTCCGCTGGCGCTCGCTGTTGAGCCGATCCAACGCCGCCTTGGCGGCAGCCTCGCGAATCGCCAGGCGCTCGCGCTCAGCCTCGATGGCTTCCGTCTCCAATGCAATCTCTTGCGCCAACGTCGTGTCTGCCTTTTCCAGTTTGACCGCCAACGCATCGACATCCTTCAGCGCGCTCTTGAGACGCGACGAACCGAGCCGCAGTCGACGTTGCACCGCTACTAATACCGTCTTCATTCCTCTCCCCGTAGATAGGATATTGCCTGTTTGAGAATCTTCACGTTGCGCAATAGACCGATGCCTGTGTTGCAGTGATGACAAAGCAGGCCACGTACCTTCCGCGTCTCGTGATCGTGATCTACATGCGGCGCGCCTTCAAACTCCTCTCGACAGATTGCGCACCGCCCTTCTTGCTCGTCGAGCAAAGCCGAATACTCCTCGAACGTCAGTCCGTACTCATGCAGTCGTCGATGATGTCCGCGCTGCTCGCTGCGGCATTTCTTGCAGACCCATTCGCCTTTGCGAAACTGGTTCGCATGCTTGACTTCACAGCATTTGTTACACCGCTTCATACTCACGCGCTAGTAACGCAGTCGCCGCAACATACTTTCGTTCGGGGTCCCATATGAACAACCCACGCCGAATCGCTTCTACCGCAAGTTCCACGTACATATCGACGTTACGTTTCGGAAGAAACCCCGACAGTGTGGGTCGCCCGCGCACGTTCGCCTCGATCATGTTGAGGCAGTTTACTAGATGTGCGTCGCCTATTTTCTCGACCGACAATTGTTCGCCACGCGCCGTTCGCCAAAGTCGTTTACCTCTATTAAACATCCATCACGCTCCTGTCGATGATTCTGAGTAAATCTGTGAGTGGCAAGATGGCAATGCTCTGGCCGCCATCGGATCGCGCGACAACAACCGCAGCTTGTTCCGCAGACACCTTAGCAGCCTCTGCTTGTCGAAGCCATCCCTCGACGGTCCCAAGCGTCTTGCGACGTTTGCATTCGATGATAAGTTTGCCGACAGTGATGTCATTGCCTCCGTCACGCGCCTGTCCAATGTGACGCTGAATCTTTCTTCCCGCTGCACTGGTGAGCACGTCGCACACTTCCCGTTCATACCCTGCACCCTTATTTCGTTGTGACTTGCTCATTTGGAAAACAACCTAACCTTTGCCCGACGAATCTTTAACTTGTCTTCTTTCCCCGCATTCGCAACAGACCAGTGTTTTGCCTGTTGACGTGTCGGAAATGTAGCAAGCAATACGCGTTGACCGTCGCCATCATCGCACATTGTTCGAAGACTTCCCATCACGGCGTACATGATGAACTCGTCGGTCTTCACTTCGTCAACTCCTTGAATGCCTGCTCAAGCCTCGCGACGTTTGCGAGTCTCGGCTGCATCCCTCGGTTGAACATGCGGGATAGCTGTGATCTATCAATCCCCGACTGCCGCGCCAGCGCGCCAATGGATATCTTCTCCTTCTCCATCCGCGCCTTCAGGTCGGCGGTGTAGTTATCTCCTGTGTAAAAAGTTTGCTTTTTCATCCAGCCCTCCTAATGAGCTTGACCTACCATGCAATAAACTCAGGTCGCTGTCTATCAAAAATCTTGAACTCGAAACTGCGGGTTCGCGATATGATACACACAGGACCTGCTGTCACAGTACGACCACCCGCTTCGCCTGTAGCAGTCGCTGTCGCGCAACCGCCATTAACCAGTCGATGCGCCGGCAGCGTTACCGTCTTGTCTTGATAGGCACCAACTTCCGCCAGCGAGTAACCATTCACTCGCACACGCACATTCGTTTGGCTTTCATTACGAATTGTGAAGGGAAATACATCTCTCGCCGGCGTGGGTTGGGAGCCTCTAAAGGTACACGCTGTCAGTAACACAGCGAAAAAGAATCTCACTTGCCCTCCTTGAGATGCGGCGGTAACTGATAGTCCGCGAGCTTCGCGTTTGCTTCAGCTATCTTCGCCTTGTTGCCTACCAACTTGATTATCTGTCGCAGGAGTGCGAACAGTGACATGACGATGTTGCTGGTCATCACCAGTAGGAACACCGTCAAGAAGAAGCCGACTACGCCGCGTTGCACTTGATATCCCGTCACAAATACGCTAAGGGCGGCGACGTAGTGGCTAAAGCAGTACTCGCATGTGAACAGGTAAAAGAACTTCCGTTGCACGAGATATCGGCATGCGAGCGACATCTTCTTACAGTGATCGCGCGGTTCACGGAAGATTTCTTCCTTCGTGACGGTCCACGCGATGCACGCGATGACCAGCGTCAAGATGACGATCATTGTACTCCTCCGTGTCCGTTGTCGATCCACTCGATCATGGCGATACTCACCGCCGCGATCTGCAGTAGACGTTTGCGTGCCTCCACCTGCCAATGCCTACCAGTACGATTGATCGAGTCCATCTTCCCTATACGCTTCTCGATCACTGACATCCATGTCTGCCAATCTTGATCCCGAGTCTTGCCAGGACCCCAAAGGAAATCCTGCACGCGACGTGCGGCCATCAACGCGTGCAGGACGTAGATGAACCTCATTTGGTCGCTGCGACTACAAGTAGAACAATCAAAACCCCAAGCAAGAATCCGATCCACAGCGGCGAGAGAACCCACCACCAAGACCACGTGATGACGCCTACCAGCTTCAAGACAACAAACACCACTGTCAAGACTCCTGAAAGGCTCATGCCTCTGCTTTGTGTTGTGTTACTCACTTTCCGCCCCCTTTGTGTCCGTCATTCTTGTCGAACGTGTATTTGAACAGCACGTCGCCAGCCTTGTGGTAGACGACGATCCCTTCTGGACGCATGAAACCTGGAACTGCTACAGAACCACCTTGTAGAAGTTCATTGGCTGCCACGATAATAGCGTTGGTATCGAACACGCCAATACCGATGATTGGTACGACGTCGATAAACGACGGCGGCGTCTGCATCTTGTCGAAATCAAGTCGTGACACGAAGTCCTGATTGATCGCGTCATACCAACGCTGTACGTTGAACAGCGCGAATCGCTTCTCACCATTCTTGAGGCCGTAGCCGCGTTGAATCCCGCTGCCGTACCACTCACCGAAGTGATGGCCAACACCGAGTCCCTCACGGATTGCATCCTCATGCTCCGCTACCCAACGCGCGAAGCCGTAGTTGTCATCCTGCGGCGTGATCCAGCGCGTTCGACTTGCTGCGTGCACTGCACCATCTTCGCCGATGAATATGCTGGCGTTGGTGCCGTCGATCTTCTCCGTAGCCTGTGTCTGTGCGGGAACTCCACTACCGCGCCGTTCTCTGCGGACGTAATGCACTGCTAGCATCGTCTGCGCCAGCGCAGCGATCTCGAACAGCGCGTCAAAGCTGCGACCGATATCTTCGATCTCCTCCATCGTCATCGCGTCCAGCTTCGCCGTCAACGCTCTCGCGCTTGCTTCCCTCCCTTCTTCACCAGCGGCCAAAACGTCTTCTGCTACCGGCTTCAAGAAGTTGATCGCCTTGAGTGCGACCGTACCGTTATGTTGTTGCTTTCTCATTGCTCTCTCCTCGTTTCGTGTGCAAGAAATCCCTTCGGCTCTGCGCAACGATTGCGCACCTCAGGGTCTTTGGTGATTGCTACCTCAAGCTGCAGCCTATGCAGCCTTGTCAGAAAATTTTTCACGTTTTGTGCATCGAGCTTGTAGTTCAATTCGTTGGGGTTGACGCCAAGTTCACCTCGGCGCAATCGCACAACCAACGCAACTACATCTCGCAGGTTTGGTCGGGCCCCGAAGTGTTCAAGAACATCGCGGCTGAATTGAAACAGCGGCGGTCCAACGATCAGTGCCTCCGCCAGTAGCGCGCGGTGATCATACTCCTTGACGCTATTCCAAAACAAAAGCGATACTTGCGGCGCGTAGGCCAACGCGACCTTAAAATCGAGATTGCGCTGCAGATCACGCTGGTCTTCCGTCTTGAAGTGCGTCGGGATATCTCCCGTCCACTCATGTGCATCGTGCAGTAGCGCCGCAAGCTGCACCGCTGCCGGCTGGTTATCCCGCTCCGCGAGGATTGATACGAACAGCGAGTGATCAAGCACCGTCCAGTGCCGACGACAAAACCCACCGAAGCGCGGCTGCCGACTAAGGCTGAGTGCTAAATCCTCCTCAGTCGGCACGCCACGAGTTTGCGAGACTTCGGCGCCACTGTAGGTGACGACGTAGTCATGCGGCTTCACAACGACAGCCCCGTACGTTCGCGATACTCCTTCGCCGTCTCGACGCGCAGAACGCCCGAGCCAACGAAGTCGACGTGAATCGCAGGACGATTGACGCCTGCCGCATTCAGCGCACGGAACAAGGGATTGAATCCATCTGCCGAGCGAATCTTCCCGAGTAACGCGAGAAGCTTCTCCCCCGTCTCGATGGGCATCTCGATGTGCAGTGACTCCGGCTCTGCCGGCTTGGTAGGTCCGTCGATCTTTGCGCGATTCGATTCGAGGATCGACACGGCGCGATCAATACGACGACGTTCCGCGAGCGAACTGCTGTAGCGAATACTTTCCTTCAGGTCGCGAATCACCTGCTCCGTCTCTGTCAATGAACGTGGACCGGGCTTCACGATGCGCGCAACAGGTGGTTCAGGATTGCTGTCGGCCATAATGTGTATCCTCCTTGGGGATTTTCGAGTAAACTGCCTTGCGGACGATAAGCAACGCTTCCGCCGCATCCGTTAGCGCCTGCTCCCTGGCAAAGCCCTGCGGGCTCTCCAGTCGCGTGCCAACTATCGTACTTACTTCCTCGACCGCACTCCGCAGCGCCGGCGCTATCTCAACCGGCACGCGGATTACGATGTCGATGTAACGGTTACTGCGTTCCCTCTGTTTCACGGGCGAAAGCGTTTCCGCTTCGGTAGCGAGTCGATGGTTTTCAACACAGTCTCCAGCCGAGTCTGCACGGAGTCCGTGTAGCTGGAGACTGTTAATCCCTCACCAATGGAATCGTTGGCGCTGATGATCTCACCCTCATCGGTCGGATCAATATGATAGGTGTCAAACATCTTTTGACGTATCCTGCGTGCAACCCCGCTAGAGACGGCGCTATCCTGATATAGTCTGATCGTCTTGTTCGGGATACCAGCGGCGTACATCAGCGCGCCTACCGCGCAATGCCCAGGACTCTTGCAGACGACCACCACGTCCTCGTAGCCGCCGTCTTCCGTAGTGAGTTCCTTGACGATTTTGCCATTCGTCACGAACTGCCCGCCTACCAGCGCCAGCGCCTTTGCCTCGTCACGAATGACCTTCTTCATCTTCCCGCGTAGCGGGACGTTAGCAACCTTGACGGTCGCCTTTACTGTCTGTGTAGCCATGATCTCCTCTCATTTTGTGTAGCGGTTTTTGTGCAACCTGGACGTTACCGTAACGTCACAGTCCTGTCAAGTGCAGCGCGGCTCAGGCCAGTTACGCTCCACCTCAAGCTCTACCTCGCGACCGATCACGTCAGTCTCGAAACCTACGTCAGCAACGCCAGCGCGCGGATAGATGTTGCCGCCGTCTTCTGTCTTCTCCGCTGCAAGCTGCACCGCGTCGAACGTGATCTGGTTGCGTGCGGCTATCTCGTGCGCTACGCGTGACGCGTGATCGTCGTCAGCGGCGTAGAACGTCTCTTCAAGTGCTCCGTTGTTGAACGTCGCCCTATAAATTTTTGTGCTTCTCACTTGAAAGTTTGCTTCGTTTTTCGTTATCTTAAGCATTGAGCCTCCTCTGCTCCTGTAGCTGTCTGCCACGCTCTCGCAGCCGCGCCAGCGTCTCGGGTGACAGCGTCTTCTTCGCGCGATACTTGACGCCATGCCGTACGAACGACTCACGTAGTTCACGCGCCTGCTCCTTACCAATCTCGTGCTCAACCAGCTTCAGCATCACCGCCGCAAACTCGCGGCCATGAGCGGTTGCTTATAAGCACTCTATGTTGCTTATATAGGACAGGGATGTCTTTATAAGCAACACGCCGGAGGCCAAGGCGACATCGTACTGCGGACGATGACGTGTGCAAGCTCATGCAGCACCACCATCTTGTCATAGCCCCAAGAGGCGATACGCATCCGAGACTGCGTCGCGTTACTGCCCCGTCCCTTTTCTACCCTCGGGATCGCGATCTTTCCAAACTTCTTTTGAAACCAAGGCTCGATCATGAGCGCCGAGACGTAGATTGCAATCTCCGCGATAGAGTGAAAGTCTCGATGGCCCAACGTGCGCAGCCGCAGGACGTTTTCGGCCTTGTACAGCTTGCTGCGTTGTGCATCTCTCACTCTCATACCGCCCCCAGGACTGCGAGCGGCAGCCAGGCGCCGGTACTCTCGTTCTCTGCCCACGCCATGCCGCCGGCTATACGTTTCACCAGCCTACGATCTGGCGTCGAGCTATGGTTGTACCGCACCTGCGGGTAAAAGACGTCCTTGGCGTCACCACCGGCTGCCTGCTCGCTCTTGGTGAATGCCTTGGCCCAATCCAACGCCGCGCCGAGGGCGAACGCAAACGACGGCGCGTTTACCGCGACAACCGCTCGTGGGTTTGTGCTGCCATCACGGACGATAGGAAACTCGTACGTCTCGTCGCCCGACCCGATGACGTAACGTGGGGTGTTCTTAAGCAAGCTAGAAACCTCTGTCGAAGTAGTTTAGAAACGACAGATAGAGCATGAATGTACACAATCCTGCACCGAGTATCAACAGCCCCCAACCCAGGATGGATGGATATAAAGCTGCCAAGAAAATAAGAAAGCTGAGGACGACAATCGTCGCGATAAAAGCCTTGACGTGGTTCACGTTGGCTCCTTGCGTGTGTGGTCGACAGCAGTCCATTCGCCGCCGACGTTCGCTTGGTCAATCCATTTGGTGTAGATCGGACCCATCGAGGTGTTGCGCATCAACGGGTGTGGCTGTCCGTCCTGCAACGTCATATACCAGCCGGTACACAGCCTGACACGCGTGCCTGTCTTCAGTTCCGTGACGTGGATCATGTAGTCACCCTCGGAAGTAACACCTGCTTCTTGGTGACAAGCTCCACGCTATCAATCGTTGCCGACCACCGCGCATTACCTAAACCAAATGATGTGAATATAGCGCGATAGGTGATAATGATCGTATCTCCGTTTGGCAACGCGTACGTCTCGCGCTGCGTCTCTTCTGATCTCATATCGCTCCCCTCTCGGCGCGTTGTAGCGCCTTGCGTAAGTGCCGCCACTGGCGTCCGGTGCGCGACATGCCGTGACGGTCGAGCAGTCTGTTGCGATCTTTGCGCGAGAATGCCTTGTGATATGCGTGTCGTGCAGCGTTCCGGTGTAGCTTCGGTGTTTTGCCAAACAACGCCACACCGAGAAGCCGACGATAACGCTCGATCTTTGTCTCCTTCGTCACTACTTCCTCCCGATGGTGTTCACTGCCTTGTGGCCCAGGTACGTCGACGCAGCCGGCGAGCGGCTGTCGTCGTGTGTCACGACGCCGTTCGCCATCCGCCACAGGTTCTCGTAGCGGCCGTGCTGCTGGCGATCACGGTGCCGCTTGCGGTCTTGATAGCGAACCTGCTTCGCGATGCGGCGTGCGAGCTTCTCGGGCGTGTTGCTGCGGTTGTCGTAGTGCATTAGCTCCTCCGAGCGTGAATGAAAATGAGCGACAGTGGGATTTGAACCCACCCTCCGAGCCGCGACCTCGGGGCACCCAGCATCGCTCGTGATGTCGGCTAGGTAGAGGGTTGGCGAAGTGGCGCTCTATCGCATCGCGTTGCGCCCGACCTCATTGCCTACTGACCAATGCCTAGCCCGACTTTCCTCTTGCTAGCATCTACGCAGAATCTTGTAAACGTTATGCGACATTGATCCCGGTGCAGTCCAGGGCGTCCACTGCGTAGCTAGACCGTTAAATAGCTTTTTCACAACACCACGCTCGTCTCTACCGCGAGTTTCGTCCAAAGCCGCGCCAGCGATAGCCGTCATCAACGCAAACTCGTTCTCAGTTAGACCGAGAATGTCGTAGGTTACTGGCGGTGGTGGCGGTGGTGGCGGTGATGGATTTTTTACTACCTTCATGATTGCCCTCCTGGGTTTGAGTCGATCCTGCATTGAAAACACTTCTCCGCCGTGATCCCTGCATGCGTCCCCGGCTTGATCGTGCAGCGGATCGAGAAGACCCGATCATAGCCCATGATCTCACGCAGGTCGTCAATCGCGCGGATGGCGATGGACTCGCATGACTGAAATACCTCGACGTCGGAGTACGTCCTGTCGAAGTAATGCTGCACCTCGTTGTTGTCGAGGATGAAGCCGTTCTCGTCGAGGCACGCCGAGTCTGACTCGATCACGACCTCGAAGAACACCTGCCTGTCGCCGCGACGGAAGCCGCACTGCGCGTGATCCTCCGCCTTGTCGTTCACCATGAACGACCCGTTTCGTTCCAGCGTCATCTTCATTCAGCAGCCTCCGCGCTGAGTGTTCTCGCGACGACGAATCTCCAATACGATTGCGTCGTGCTTGCCATCACTCCTCCTCGACAGGGTTGAGAAAGACGTCCAAGTGGTGCTGCTCGATCATCGCGCGAACAGGCGCGGTCTTCATTCCCTTGTACAAGACACCAGCCGGCAACCGCACGCGAGCGTTCCAGTTGCCCTTGTTCGCCTGCTTGATTGCGCGCAGACTCGGTTCGACCATTGACAGCGGAACAGGCGGGTAGTGATTTGACTGCAGGTGCCACGCAAGCGCAGTGCGTGTGTCCGTTTGCGCTACCATATCTTCAGCGGCCATACGTCCCATTTGTCAGTTTCCTCCAAGCAGGTTATGCGCTGGCACCTTCGCGGCTGCGGTGAAGCGATTACGGTCAAAGCGCGGGTTGTCTGCAGCGAGAATCTCCGCGATAGCCGACCGCATGAAGAACAGCGCCGCCTGCGCGTTGTAGATCGTGCCGTTTTCGACAAGCTCGCCTGCATACGTAATCGCATCAGCGAACTTGATGTAGTCTTTGCGTGTCATGGTCTTCTCCTTTATAGGTTTGGTCGAGGCTTGAGACTCGACATGCGCATTACGCTAACGTCGCATCGTGCTCGACTGGCAGCGAAGACAATCAGAACGGATCACCGCTATTGGGTATGTCGGTTACTGGTCTTTTGAATGACTAAGTCACTTGCTGGTGTTCAGTCGGGCAGTTGCGACGTTGCGCTCTCTGCACGATGGTAGCGGCCTTACCCGCGCCGGTTGCGTCTCAGTCAGTGATCTCCTCGACCCGAAGGTCGGCTTCAACCGCTGTGCCCGCCTTGCGCCACCGCTACCATCATTCCATAAATCTGATCGAGGACCTATTCGCTCACCGCGCGTCACGGACTTGCGAATCCTGCTCTCGGTCTGTACTTGAAGGGGCCGGTGTCGGCCTGCGGGTTCGAGTCAGACTCTCCGCGCATCTCCTTCAACCGTCGCCGTGATATCGGGGCGACGCATGAAGAATAGTGGGATTGGCAGAAGTGCACCAGTACACAAACATGATATTTTGAAATTCGTCGATCAAGTGTTTATCTAGTGGCTGTTGTGTGAGGTGGCAGATCACAAATGTGCTGTCATTAAAATGGCTTCGAGAGCCTACGAGATGCCTTCGAAATCGAAGGTATCCATTTGTATTTATCCCGGCGCTCCCAACCTCAAATGTCACATGTGACACTTTGTCGAAGGTATTTGCCTTCGAGTCGAAGGGTTTAGTGTGATGTGACACAGATAGCTTCGAGTCGTTATCGGCTAAGGTTTTACGAAGGGTCAATAGAAGCTATAGAAGCAATTATTAAAAGACTATGAAGCCTTACAAAAAACCATTCTATATATAGCACTATTGTACATGCTTCGAGATGTCTTCTATGGCTTCGGGCTGCACAGTGTACAAAAATGAGCCGACGATGATCCTATGAAGTGTCACTCCCTACTTGCCGTGAAATCAAGTACCATTCTGTTGCAGCGGCGCGATAGCTCTCGGGCGCGAGGCCACCGCTTGAACAACATCAAATTTCCCGAGAAGCTACGATCATGTCTTCGTCCGGCGTGCAATCCGGTGCTCACAGTGGTGGGACTTAGTAAGGCATGCTATGCACGATTGACAGAGTGGCTTATGTGCTAGTCTTCCAAACTAGAGACGCGTGTTCGATCCACGCATCGTGCTCTGACTATGAAGATTCTTTGGTTCATTGCAGGTTTCAACACTGCAGCAATTTTACTTGGCGTGCCACTGCTCCACATGCTCAGTGACACACATCAAACAAAGAAACGCGCTGCTACGCAGTTCGAGCGTGCGCACGACAAGTACTCAGCATGTCCAACCTGTGATGACTAACCCTCGATGCAATCGCTATTGGGGTGTAGGTTGGTATTGCACTCGTAAGCCAAACCATCAGCACGCGTGCGCTGTGGAGTTTCGTTGGTGGAATCTGCGCGCATGGTGGAGATATCACGTTGGCTAAGCCACGCAAAACCGCAATGGTCACTGAGCTTCTTCGGCGTACAAGTGAGTACTTCGAAGACGCACAGCATACACCAGCCGACTATGTCCAGGCATGGATCGAGGAAGGCCGCTCGCTCGTCGCGCTCGCTGTCTCGTTGACCGAATCAATCCACAACCTCGAACCAGGGCAGCTTCCCAACAAACCAGGACAGTTCTCTGTCACGCGCAACATGATTGATCGCTACATACGTGAGATCGTCGGCGATGAACAGGCGGTCGCGATCTACTCGGCATCGCGAAAGGTTGGTGCGCATGGAATGGTCGAGCATGGCGTGCAGAAGCTCGATGAAGATAAAGGCTTTGACCGCGATCAAACGAATGCGCGAGTGCGGCAGCTTGAGGCACGCGAAAGGCTTGCTGCCGTGTGGAATCGCGAGTATGCCAAGAGCCAGAACCAAACTAACGTGAGCATATCATTCGCGAGCATGCACCTCGATGCCTTGCGTCAGCGCAGGCTGACAGCTACAGCCACGATCTCACCAACAGCCGAGGGTGCACAGCCTGTCGATACTGAAGTCGAGTCTGACGGGGAATAAGGCACAGACCGAGCATCACCCTCGCACGCGCGTATCTATAGAGTGTGTCATTTGGACACACTGTCGCAATGTGGCGTGATGCTGTCGCCTTCGGTGTCATCAACGCACATTACCACAAATGTGATATGCGATCTCGTAACGCGTTGGCTCGTCGACACATACGCACATTGCGAGCGGGCAGACTGCGTATAACCAGCATTATGTAAACCTGGAAAATCGGCCTCGGGAAAGCATGCTTATTTAAGGCCCCCCCCCTCTTTGAGCGATGGGAGGGTCGAGGACTAAGTCCTGGTTAACGTCTTGAAAAATTTGGGTTTAGCCAAAAATTTTTGTGACTAGGCCCGTCACACAAACGTGATGCCCTTGCGCAAATTTGTGATCTGCGCTATTGTTCAGGCGTACCTCCTCGCCCCGCGTCAGGTTGCATCTGTTTCGATCCTCCTGTGCAGTCGATGCGGAAAAGTGTGTCCTCCTTACCCTGACCGGATGGGCGACGGCGCCACAACACGCCGATAAGGTTCGAGCTAACTACTAGTTTCAAAAATTTTTTGGAGTTAGTTAGTTGCCAGCTTGTTGCTAATCTCGGTCTGCAAAGCGGGACACAAACCCCCTGGTTGCAGTCGTTCTCATTGGTTTGTTCCGCGCGAGTAAGTACGTCTTTGTCCTCTCAGGTCCGCATCTCCAACCTGCCGCTTACGACGGCTTCAGTTATTGTCGACACAGATATCCTACCGATCTCTGTCGGCGTTGCGACAGCACTTGGCGTAACCTCAAAAGTCACTGTCGCTGAACTGCGTAAGAAGCTTGTTGAGAACACTCGCGTATTCAACGTGATGGACTACGGCGCAATCGGCAATGGCATTGCTGATGACACGTTAGCAATCACCAACACGGTAGCTGCTGCTGCAGTAACAGGCGGAACGGTTCTATTCCCTGCCGGCTACACGTTTTTTATCTCCAGTGTAATCACCCTCTCTGGCCTCACACGCGTCACGCTCTCCGGTTTCGGATCGAAGCTCACACGCACCGGCGTCACGACTACGGCCTTCTTCCAGGCTGTTGGCTGCACGCGCTGCGCTATCTTCGGCTTTGAGCTTGTCGGCGCAAGCAACGCAACCACCGCCTCCACCGGATCGAATCCGGCGATCCTTATCGGCTCGACGAGTGCAGGTGAGACTCGCGTTAATACTGACATCGAGATCGCGTTCAATAAGATCACCGGCGCAAATTGGGCCGGTATCATGGTGTACGGAAATCACGGCACCATCAACACGATCAAGAACTCGGTCATCCGCGTTCACGATAACTACCTGTCGGATATCGGTGGTACAGCGATCTTCGTCTACAAGAATGGTCAGAACGTCAGCATTGTAGACAATATCATCAACCTCGCGGCTCAAGACGGGATCGCGGTTGACTCACGTGCGGCTTCGGATACGGTTGCGCCACACAACATCACCGAAGGCAACTTCGATATCACGATCAGTGGCAACGTCATTCAGAATGCAGGCCGCACCAGCCAGGGAATTGGTATCGCTATCAAGGGTGATATCCGTAAGTGGGTTGTCAGCGAGAACGTCATCTATGACATCGGCTTGAATAATGCCAACGCCGTCGACAACTACGGTGTGGCCGTACTTCAGGACGCGAGCCTTTCTGCGCCAAGCTTCGGTACGGTCGTCGGCAACGAGATCAGCAACATCACCGGCGCCGGTACAAACGGCTTCGGCATCTTCGCTGGCATTAGCGTCGCTGACGTTACGATTGCAGTCAACAACATTTCCAGCACGAAGACGTACGCGATCTACGTCAACCAGAGCACGCGCGTTAAGGTGACAGCCAACACCGGCAACAACATTGGCCTCACTGGTGGATTCGCAATTCGTGTTGATGGTGGTTCGGGAGCGACCAAGAGTACGTTTGTTGATGTCTCCTTCAACAAGATGACGAAGGGAACTGGCGTCGCGACGATTGGAATCTTGTTTGGGCAGACTGATTCATGCACACTGCGCGGAAACGAGGTCGTGGGATTTACGACGCGCATCAGCATTAGCTCTGCCAACTCCACGAACTACTCGCTGGCTGATGGTTCGTACTTCACCGAGAAATACAACGTCAAAGACTTCGGTGCTGTAGGCGACGGTGTCACGAACGACAAGGCAGCCATCCAAGCGGCGATAGACGCGCTACCTACTACCGGCGGTATCATCTATCTCCCGCCTGGTACGTATGCCTATGCCACACAGTTTTCCATCACCACTAAGACCAACGTCCAGTTCCTTGGTGCGGGTGGGCGCTACGCAATGAACTTTGCGGCGCCGGTAACTACGCTCATGTACACCGGCTCCGGCGCCTCTAACGCGTTTGTCGTTGGTACTACCTTCGCTCGAAACTTCTCGATGAAGAACATGGCGCTGCAATACAACAGCGCCACGTTTACTGGGCATCTGCTCTATTTCGACGCGACGGCCTCAGTTTCGTTGGAAGATGTGAACCTGGGTGGACCTGGTGTTAGCTCTGGAACCGCACTCTACAACGCAGCATCGTGTCTCGCGTTCTACAACGGTTCTGGCCTGTTCCTCAAACGAGTCTATCTGACTGAAGCTCAAGTCGGCTTTTGGGGCGCGGGTGGCGAGCAGAATAACTTCGTGTTCGATCACGTCACTTTCGGCGATCTCCAAGACGCGCTAATGGACGCAGACCAGGCAACAGGCCAAGGCATAGAGATGCGGGGTTGCATGTTTAACCCAATTCGTCTCTCGCCGGCGCGCGGAATTGTCTTGGCAGCAAATGGCTACGAGATTCACGGCTTCCAGGCAACGGGCACAACCACAAACCTGTCACCCGCAGCCGATATGTTCACGCTGACGGGTCGTGGAGAAATTCACGGCGGAAATATCTCCAGCGATTATACCGGAATCCGAATTAAGGCTGGTGGTGTCACTAAAATCTCCGGTTTGCGCGTTTCGGCGGCAGCCCCGCTTGTGCATGAAGGCGGTTCTTTAGTCACTGAGGCGAACGATTGGGTTTGCACAAACAGTGGTACGGCCTGCGTCAGTATCGTACCTGGTGCAGTCTTTGCGGCCACAGTTCAGAGTAAGGGGGACAAGTATTCTGAATCTGGCGCAACCGCGTATAGCATCACCATCGGCACGGACAGCACCTCGATTCGCGGCACCATCACGTATGACGCCAGCTTCGATGCTACTACCAATGGACCTAACATCATTGGTGAGAACGTACAGCTACAGCCGGCGAGCGTGCAGAGTATTGCCAAGACCGCGAACTATTCGTTGACGATTAAAGACTCCGGCCAGATTTTCAACAACATCGGAGCAGCGGGAGCCGTCACCTTTACGTTGCCTGCCGCAAAACGCGGATTGGTTTATACGATCTGGAAGTTTGCTAACCAAAACATCGTTATCGCGCGCTCTGGTTCAGACACAATCTTTAATCTCGGTGCTGGTGTTGGCGCAACCTCGCTAACCAGTGCAGCGAACGAATTGGGTGCGCATGTTACCCTGCGTTGTGTAACGTCAGCAGGGTGGTTAGTTGAACGCATGAGAGGAACCTGGACATAATGTCGTCGATTAATCGCAAAATCACTAACCTGCCTGCGGTAGTCGGCGCGTCGATCCTCGACACTGACATCATGCCAATCGTCGCGGGGTTAGTTACCTCGAAGACGACGATTGCTGATCTCAAGGTCAAGTTCACACCAGCCGGCCAGGTCAATCTGAAAGATTATGCGGTCGGCAACGGGATTATAGACGACACTGCCGCAATCAATACTTGGTATTCGCTCATCCCCGATGGCGGCACCGGATTGATTCCTCTTGGTGCCTATCGTCACACGTCGCAGCTTGTATTCAACCGAAATGTCAACCTTGTAGGACTCGGTCCTGGTTCGGCCTTTGTGCCCGATCTGAACAACGCCGGCATAGATGCGATTGTCTTCAACAATACTGCAAGCAGTCTGCTGTATCGTATCCGTCTTGACAACTTCGCAATCCTCTCCAGTCACGCCAACGCTGGACGTGATGCCTTAGTCTTGAATCGTGTCTTCTTGTCCGAGGTCAACGTCCATGTCAAAGCCAGCACTGCACGTTACGGTACTCGCCTCGTTGGATGTATCAGCAACAACATCAAGATAACCTCCAGCGTCAACGTCACGAACATCACGCAGGTCGTTGCCGGTGGCTACCCGTATACCTCGGGCGTTCCTGCATTGACGCAGATTCGTGTTCAGCGAGATGCTGTTAACGGCTACAGCTTCAACAATAACGTCCTCGATGTCCGTATCGAAGGCGGTAACGAAGGCGTGTGGATTGAAGACCAAATCAGCCAAGGTAATAACTTTATCACCGGCGTGATCGAAGGTGTCCTGGGCAAGGGCTTCTATGCTAAGGCGTGCATCGGCCTGAACATCAGCAACCTGCATTGCGAATCGAACACTAGTGACTTCGAGCTTGACGCCTGCTCCGCCTGCATCATCAGTGGCGGGTCACAGATGCTGCCAACTATCGGTGGCGGGTATCTCGTTGCGTCAGGTCGTATCACCTTGACGGATTGTACAAGGATTGAACTTGGTGCCGTCTATTGCGACAACCTTGTTGTTGGAACTGGCTGCAGCAGGATTCAACTGACTGCTGCATTCCGTTACGGCGCTGGTGGAACAGGAACAAGTATCATTACTGACACCGCTAACAAGCTTCAAGGCTATGCAGGACAGATAACAGGCATCACGGCATCAACCGCAAGTGGCACGCCCGTTACGCTGCTCGATCTCAGCACACGCGGCGCAGGAAGATATAGCGTTATCGCTTACGTTGCGAATACGGCAGCGACTCACGCGGTAGCCGACTTCTTCTACGATGGTGCAAACGCCAGCCGCATGCAAGGCACTAATGCGGCAGCCATGACGACTACCCTCGCCGGTAATAATATCCAGGCGACGCAAACCACCGGCGGTCCTCTCGCAATCTCCTACATCATTACCTTCACGCCAGTCAACTAGATGATTCCTTCGGTCCCGGGCCAAGCCAATAACCCCTTCCTCGAATTTGACGAGCGTTATCACAACGATCCCGTCCTGTTCGTGCAGGAGGTGCTTGGTGTAGAACCGGATAAGTATCAAATCAAGGTGCTGCGTGCGGTGCAACGCGGAGATCGTCGTATAGCGATTCGTTCTGGTCATGGTGTAGGGAAGACTGCCGTTCTTTCGTGGGTCATAATCTGGCATATCGTAACGCGTGAGCCGCAGAAGGCTCTCGTCACAGCGCCGACGTCGCAACAGCTTTTCGACGCACTTGCCTCTGAAGTAAAGTTCTGGATAAGCAAGATGCCACTGCCGCTACAGGACATCCTCGATGTCAAGAGCGAGAGCATCACGCACAAGGCGTCACCGTCTGGTAGCTTTATATCGTTCTCGACGTCGCGTGCTGATACGCCCGAGGCGTTGGCGGGTAAACACTCCGACAACATGCTGCTGATTGGCGACGAGGCGTCGGGTATCCCTGAGCAGGTGTTCGAGGCGTCTGTCGGCTCGATGTCCGGTGAGCACGCGATGATGATCCTTGCGGGAAACCCAATTCGCTCCTCGGGCTACTTCTTCCGAATCTTCGATGAGTCGGAGGAGATGTCGAAGGAGTGGACAAAGATTCACATCTCCTGTGAGAATCACCCGCGCGTCTCTCAAGAGTTCGTGCGCCAGGTCGCGCTGACCTACGGTGAGAAATCGAACGCCTATCGCGTCCGCGTTCTTGGTGAGTTCCCGCTCGCTGAAGACGATACGATCATCCCGTTCGAGCTTGCTGAAGCGGCGATGAATCGCGACGTGAAGCCGACGAACCACCAGCCGATATGGGGCGTCGACTGTGCGCGTTTCGGCTCAGATCGCTCTGCACTCGCTAAGCGCCAAGGCAACGTCCTGATGGAGCCAGTAAAGGTCTTCAACCAGCTTGACACGATGGAGCTTGTAGGACGGATCAAGAACGATTGGGATGTCACGCCTCCGTCAGTTCGCCCCTCAGTGATTGCCGTCGATGGAATTGGCCTCGGCGCCGGCGTCGCTGATCGTCTTCGCGAGATGGGTCTGCCGGCGATGTCGATCAACGTCAGCGAAGCGCCGTCGATGAAAGACAAGTTTCGCAATCTGAAGGCGGAGCTTTGGTGGGAAG